CTGGTGATAGCAAAACTAAAGAAAATATGAAAAATGAAGCCTTGCTCGAAAAAGCTAAATCGAAAGGTTTATATGATAAATCGAGGGTGCTCGGTTTTGATAGTGATATCAATAAAGACGCCTTAGAACAAGGAGTTAAATCAGGCACAATTCAAAAAGAAATGTTACAAGCTATCATAGCTGACAAAGATATGTCAAAAGAAGATACAGCTTTTATGAAAACTCTTGTAGAACAGGCTACAAAGAAACACTCACTCTATGTCGCTGATTTAGGATTGCATGAACGACTAGATAAAATATTCCCCGTGAATGCTCCTACAGGTGGAGGAATAATAGCAGCTCAATCAATGTTGCAATCACGAAGAACGGGAGCGGGGGCAGCTGGTGCGGGAATGTCCGTTGTAAATCAGTCTAGTCAAAGTAATGTAACAGTATCAGAGAGTAGACCATTAACTTCACCAAAACGCCAACTGGCCTATGCCATATAGAGAAGTTGCATAACAAAACCCCCCATGTTTCCATGAGGGGCTGTCATTAATTGTCTTATTAAGCTTCTGCTAATTTTTCAAAATAGGACAGAGTATCGTCTTCTTCATTTTCTGAAGTTACTTCTACAGTAGGAGCAGGCTGCTCTTTTGTATCAACAGTAACAGTTGTATCTGGGGAATCATCAAATGGATTTGATTCATCAGAAACATTACCCACTGTAACACTTCCCGCAAGCACAGAAGTCAAACGAGTTTTCAGTTCATTATAAGACTTGAAGTTGGTCGATGCTGTAAAGTCAGTAAGAGAATACTGTGTTTTCCACAATTTCTCTAATGCATCATCATCATCTAACAAGGTAGAAGGTGCATCGAATTCTGATTTATCATAATTCCAGTAACCATCTACTGTACGCAGTTTCAATTTAAAGTTAGCACCTTCCCAAAAATCAAAAGGGTTGATAGCAGTTTCATCTTCAAATGCAGGCTGCATTGCTTCTACAATTTTGTCAAAAATCTTCTTACCGAAACGATAAAGAAAAACCTTTCCCTCATTTTCGGGATTAGAAGGGTCTTGCACAACGTAAATATTTGAGAAATACTGCAATTTACGTTTCTGTTTACGAGCAATTTCCTTATCAGATTCAACACCAGAGTTCCAGTATGCAGAGTTCATTTCTGACACAGGGTCTTTTTGACCAATAGTGGTAAGAGAGTTCTCAATATACCATTGACCAGTTGGGCCTTGGAACGCATGATTCCAAACCTTTGCCCAAGGCATATCTTCACCGTCTGGGGCTGGAAGAAAACGAATAACAGCGTAACCGTTACCTGTCTTATCCATCGTAGGCTTCCATAAACGTTCATCCACGTAGGACTTCTTTTCTTGGGGGGCATTTTCAGATTTTACTGCACCTAGCAGTTCGTCTAAAGAATTAGACTTTTTGAGTGTATTTAACGACATATTTAATCTCCTTATATAATCGTATGTTTTCGTATGTTTTCGTATGTTTAAATTATACTTAATATATCACAAAGTTCTGCCTTTGTCAAGTACCCTAAGTTTTTATTTTCTAATCCTAAATCAAACACTTTCGATAGAGGAGTAGAAACCCAATAAAATTGAGTATTAGAGTGTTTTTCAAAGACAAATTGCATCCGGCTTAACCATCTAGATGGGTTAAAACCCTTTGCATCGCTTGACAGATAATTATCTGTCCCTTTATATATGTTGTTTAACGATTCATCATATGATGATAAGTCAAACCCCAACATATAAACTTCTGTTGCACCTACATTACATGCTAAATCTAATGCGACACAACCTGTAGACCAGCCATCTCGGCCTTCAATATTATTTATATTGTCATCTTCATTGACATATGTAATCCATATACCAATGTCTTTATGTGCTTTTTCTCTTAAATCCCTTTCATCTAAATGGGGGAATTTGCTTTTAATTTCTTTTACTCTTTGCTCTAAACTTGTGATATGGCCTGTAATTGGATCATATGTTTTAAATGGGTCTTTACCAGCAATCACAACAAGGTCTGTTTTATTTTTACTACGATGAATAAATTCTTCTGGTGTTTCATTATTCATTAACAAAACATCGGCAACTGATGACGGTACAGGGCTCCAATTTGCGAACCAAGAAATGCAATTTTTAGTGTAATCAGAATCGTAAATCTCTTGTTGCATTGCATAATCCATTGCAACAATGTTATCAACAGGACCATCACGATAGATTGCATTACAACCCCAAGTGACAACATCTTCAGCTATAGTTTGATGACAAGGTGAGTACCACGACCGTGACTCTCCGTTTCCTATAATTAATGCTTTAGTCATTTATGGTGCCACAGGTAGGATTTGAACCCACGACCTGAGCTTTACAAAAGCCCTGCTCTACCCCTGAGCTACCGTGGCTAATAATTTTTCCTTTTAACACTCATCTTCCTCTTCTTCGGAATCAGGTTTTAAATACTCTATAACTGCTGATCTGTGGTTGGGTTTTAGACCCTTAATTTTCATTTTAGTACCCTTTATATACTTCTTAGGATTTGCCAAGAACAAGTCGAGAGTCTCATCAGTCCATATCACCTTGGACCGTTTCATTGCTTTTGAGTATCTATACCCCTTCTGCGATCCTGCTTTCTTGTCCCATATGTCACCCAACGGTGGGCCCACCTTCTTTTTAGTTAAGGAGTGACAAGCCTTACATTTCTTTTTAAATACCTTTTCGCCCGACAATTCTCCACCACTTGCATTACCAGCAATAACGCCAAAGCCAAGGGCGGCTACTAGAACTGTCAAGAAAACAAGTAAGGGGGTTTTCATCTATTTGTCCAATTTTTCTTTGGAGTATGTCGCCGTTGTGGACGATACCCTTTCGGCCAAGTTGGTTGGCGAGTTGCAAGACTTTCAACCCGTTCTCTCAATTCTTGGTTTTTTACAACCAATTCTGCATTATCAAATTGTAACACCTTTATGTCATTTTCAAGCGTTTCAATTTTATGAAGATAAAACCCTTCTTTTCTCGGCTTCATTAACTGGACTCCTCTATAAGTTTCAATAATTTCATTCTATACTGTTTTGTATCAATTGTCAAGAACCCTTCGTAATTTTTTAAAAGTTTTTTAGTGTCTTGCCACACATAATCACCCACCATTTCTTTATCCCATTTTTTACTAAATTTAACGAGTTTGTTTAAAATCACAAGAGTTTCTAGTGATATGCGTTTGCCTAAATATTCTGTTAATAGTTTGGGGTGATTATTATTTTTAACGACAAATAGTGGCTCAAAGTCTTCTACCAGTGGTGACATTTCATATGAAAATATATTATAGAAGTCTGCTCTTTTATCTGTCCATTCCTCAAAATGTTTATCATCAAAGGTTGCAACATATCCTGTTGGGTTTTTGATAAAGTTAGAGATTAGATAATTTTTAATATCATCATACTCTTTATATTTGCGGGATAAACGAACAAAGAAAAACTTGTCCTTACGTTTAAAAAATGATTCTCTTTTAATACGAGTTTTGCCCTCATATTTAAAGTAGTCATAACTATCGCTAGTAAAGTGTGCTTTCATTGCACAATACATCAAATAGATGTCTATGGGTTCCATTTTCAAATAGGCAGTTGTGCCTGTCTTGGTAAAAAGTTCAAGTCTCGAGCGTTTGCTTCAATTTTTTCTTTAAGACTTTTGGATATTAATCTGTTAACGGTATCTGGTTCAATGCCCTCTCGATAACAATAATCAAGTACAGCTTCCATATGTGTTATATTTTTTTCTAAAGCAATACGTTCAATTTCTAAAGAAAATGTTTTTGGTGTATTTAGACTCATTTTAGTCCTATTTAAAGTGTGGGGGCTAACCGTGGCCCCCGGCGTGTCTATTAGGGAACAACCCCTGCGTTCTCCAGGCCGAAGAGAATAAATGGTTGCTTTTAGGAGGCCTCTAAATCCACGCAGACTCCTTTCGGTTATAAAATCATACTTGTTATCAAGTACAAAGTATCATACACTATTTCTTTTCAGAAACAAAAGTGTATAATTCCTCAGCAGTTTTAAGAACTTCTTCAGGCTGATACATTTTTGGTGCATACTCCTTAAAAAATTCTTTTGGATCAGTTGTAGCATTACTAAACTTTTCCATTGCCATATGTGTAGCATCTACTGCTAAATCATATTGACGATCCATCATTTCTTTCGCCATTGAAAGAACATCGAATCGTAGTTCGTATGGGTTTTTACCTTCGGACATTTTTCTTCTCCTTGTGTCTGTGTGTGTAAAAATGGGGTTGTTATATTTTATATAAGGAAACCCCAAACCTTATATTCTGTTACGCAGCCCGTAGTGCGGCATAACCAGCTGCCACGGTTGCCCGTGTAGGGGTTCCAAGACGGTACTTAGAATATGTTTCTCCGTCAAAAGAACTCACTCGCTTATTCAAAAAGATTGCATAACCTTCTGAACGAAGCTGGCTGATAACCGCACGAACATTTTTAACACCATAACGTGATGTAATCTGTTTTGCGGTAAGTTCTGCACCATTAGAGAGTGCATTTGCGACCTTAGCGGTCTGGGTAGTAGTAGTCATAATCAATTATCTCCTTATCATGACAAATTAGGATAAATTCGTTTTATCCTTTAAAGTGGTAGTTTTTGCAGGAGAAACTACCAAAACTCCTTTGGTGATTTCTGTTACTAAGTATCACCGAACTCTATGAGATTAAGCCGCAAGGGCGTAATCCTCGTAAGAGACAGCAGCCTTCTGCAAGCCGAAGTTTGCATAAACTACATTGTCTGCTGCAAAAAAATTATCATTTGCATTTACGTATTTGACCAATAACGGAGTCACCCGACAATTCTCCACTTCTCTATTGCACGCCAGTCGAACCTAATTTGCCCCCATCAAAAAAAGATTAGATAAATTATTCCACCTATAAGAAAAAGATCAGCACAAATAGACCAAACCATGTAGGCTTTAAGCATCCACCTACCGGCCTCTCGTACTAAGGGGGTCTTCAGCATCTGATTGGCCCCTCATAACTTCTTTTTCCACACTAATCTCCTTTTGGTGGAGGCAATGGGAATTGCACCCATGTCCTGTACGTCTTTCAATCCATATCATTGAATTGTATTATTATTTAGTATACTACCTAATCAAAACTTTGTCAAGTCTTTTTTGATATTAATCATCTTTATCTTTTTCTTCTTTTTTCTCAGGTTTCGGAGTATCTTTATCACCAATAACAAACCCAAAATCATTCCCTCTTAGAAATGCCCGAA